AAGAACTGTGGTAGGAGGTGGTGTAGCAGGAGGTGGATCCGGCGGGGGGGTATCTACTGCGGGAGGTTGAGTTTTTTCTTTTTGACGATTTGCATCTTGGTAAGATGCCCTAGCAGCACTGCCTACATCTGTGAGATTTAGGTCTTTAGCACCTTGTGCTTCCAGGTTACTTATGAGGCCGTTTATACTGGCACTAGATGGCCTAGTAAAGTTACCCTTGAAGTTGCCACTCTCAGTTGTAGAAGCTGTCTTACCATCCGGTGTAGTTACCGTAATAGTCTGTGTATTTGTCTCAGTATCTACTACAGTAGAGACCGTTAATCCATTGCCCGAAGTTTTTGTGCTAGTGAACTGTGGCATAATTTATTTTATTTTCCTTATATAATATTTACCACATAAATATAGTGCCATTTTAAAGCCTTTGACCTCTAACATTACAGATGTTATAATAATAGGTAAGGAAAAACTATATCAATGACCACACCCATAATCACAACACGAAAGGTAAAATACCTCAACAATCGCGATTTACTCACAGAAATACACAGAAGCAAATGTACATTTTCCAGTTTTACCAACAAAGAGTACAGCCAGCACGACATTATTGTGTCAGAACTTAAGAAAATTACCGATACTATTATAGAAGATGCCAAAGTAAATAGAGCCAAACGAATAGGGCTACAACAATTTAATGCTGCCAGGGCCGCAGGAGATAAAAAAGTAAAACTGGCCGAACTGATTCCAGATGTTGCCACTATTGAGAACACTGATATCGTTTTTAGAGTAATGACTTTTGAGCATATACCTTTATCCCCGGGACGTAAGAAAACTACAAAAAGCACTTCGGACAGCCACGAAAAGGTCAATTTTCCTCCATTTCAGCATTGGAAATTTGACGATAACGGAGAATTAGTCTGTGTAGGTAAAAGTCACTGGCGTGGCCCTATGGACACCGGTCGATTTAACAAAGAACAAGGGCGTATCACAGAAGAACTAGGCAAAATGTTCATTAAACTTAGCGAACGTTATGCCCAACGAAGCAATTGGCGTGGTTATACCTATATTGAAGAAATGCGAGGTCAGGCCATACTACAGTTAAGTCAAATTGGTCTTCAGTTTGATGAAAGCAAAAGCGAAAATCCTTTCGCCTATTATACCGCAGCGGTAACTAATTCATTTACACGCATTTTAAATATTGAAAAGAAAAATCAAAACATTCGAGATGACATGCTAGTCGAACACGGATTAACTCCTAGTAGCACCAGGCAACACGCACACGAGTATGCCGAAGAGACTGCCCGACAGGCCAGCATCTATAAAAATGCTCGCATGCCCAAAAGCGAATTGGTTGATGACGAAGAGGAAAACGTTTGACTTTTAAAATTCTTCCTGTTATACTGATAGAGGAGAATTTTTATGTCACTGTTTAAAAAAGTCGCTTGTTTCACAGATCTGCATGTCGGTGCTAAATCTAATAGCGTTGTACATCTTCAAGACTGTGAAGATTTTATAGATTGGTTTATTGCAGAAGCAAAGGAGGCCGGTTGTGAAACGGCCATCTTCCTAGGCGACTGGAGTCACAATCGAAACAGCATGAATTTATATACTCTAGACACCAGTATCAGGTGTCTAGAGAAACTAGGTGCTGCCTTTGAACAGTTTTTTTGGTTTCCAGGCAATCACGACTTATTCTATAAAGACAAACGAGACATTCATAGCAGCATATTTGGCAGGCACATCCCTGGGGTAACCGTAGTCGAAGGTGTTACCACACTAGATAACGTTACTCTAGTGCCTTGGCTAGTCGGTGATGAGTGGAAGTCCATGCGGAATATTAAAAGCCGTTATGTGTTTGGACACTTTGAACTGCCTAAATTCTTTATGAATGCCATGGTACAGATGCCGGATCATGGCGAACTACGAGCAGAAGACTTTGTCGGACCTGAATATGTGTTCAGTGGGCATTTCCATAAACGACAACAAAATCACAATGTGATTTATATCGGCAATGCCTTTCCGCATAACTTCTCCGATAGTTGGGACGATGACCGCGGTATGATGATGATGGAGTGGGGCGGACAGCCAGAATACAAGACTTGGCCCGATGCTCCTAAGTTTAGAACTATCAAACTCAGCGAACTAATTGATCGAAAAGATGAGATCATGCTGAGTAAAATGTATTTGCGTGTCAATCTAGACATTGACATCAGTTTTGAAGAAGCCAACTACATCAAAGATACATTTATCAATGACTACGACATTAGAGAAATCAGCCTTATACAGGATAAAAGCAACTTAGAAAGCACCTACGAAGACAACCCCGATACCAAATTTGAAAGTATCGATGCTATTGTCAGCGAACAATTGATCAATATCGAAAGCGATCAGTTTGACAAAAAGATTCTAATGGATATCTACAACGATCTATGACATTTCGCATTAAAAATCTCACAGTAAAAAACTTCCTTAGCGTAGGTAATCAGACCCAGGCAGTGAGTTTTGATCAAGAAGCACTTACACTGGTACTAGGCAGCAATCTAGATCTAGGGGGCGACGACACTGGTTCGCGAAATGGGACCGGTAAGACCACCATCATCAACGCACTCAGCTATGCCCTATATGGACAAGCATTAACCAATATTCGCAAAGAAAACTTGATCAATAAGATCAACGGTAAGAATATGTTAGTCACTGTAGAATTTGAAAAAGAAGGGCTCAACTATCGCATTGAACGAGGGCGAAAACCTAATATTCTTAAATTGTACATAGATAATAAAGAAATTACAGCAGACAATCAGGGCGAGGACGAAAGTCAAGGCGATAGTAGAGAAACTCAAAAGGCCATTGAACAGATGTTGGGTATGAGTCATACCATGTTCAAACATCTAGTGGCTCTAAATACCTATACAGAGCCCTTCTTGGCCATGAAGGCTGCTGATCAACGCGAAGTGATTGAGCAATTATTAGGTATTACACTACTGAGCGAAAAGGCCGAACTGCTGAAAACTCGTATTAAAGAAACCAAAGACTCAATCAGTTCCGAACAATTTCGTATCGAGGCCATTAAATCTGCCAATGAGAACGTTCAGAAAAGTATTGACAGTCTGGGATTAAAAAGTTCAGCATGGAATAAAAAGCAAGAAGAAGAAGTTCAAAGATTAGGCACCGCTATTATTAAACTCGAAGCAGTTGATATTGCAGCAGAAATAGCACTACACAGTGCCCTTAAGACCTGGTTAGAAAACTCAAACAAGATCAGAGACCTAGGAAAACAACGTAGCACCTATGAAGCAGCAGTAGGGCAGGCAGAAAAGGCAGTCAACAAGTATCGTCGAGAACTAGAAACCCTTATTGATAAAAAATGTCCTGCCTGTGAGCAGCATATTCATGATCACAAACATGAAGAAATGACTAAGACTGCAACTAAACACCTCGAAGACGCAGTTACATACCTCGATAAATGTCAAACAAACTATGACAACGTACTACAGGAGTTGTCTGATCTAGGAGAACAAGGTCGCAGGCCCGAGCCTTTTTATGATACCGAAGCAGAAGCACTAGGTCATAAGAACAATTTAGAACAATTGATCAAATCTCTGTCTGACAAATTAGAGGATATTAATCCCTACGATGAACAAATTCAAGAACTAAAGAAAACAGCAATACAAGAAATATCCTGGGACACTATTAATGGTCTCACTCGCCTAAGAGATCATCAAGAATTCTTGCACAAATTGCTGACCAATAAGGACAGTTTCATTCGCAAAAAGATTATTGATCAAAATTTAAGCTATCTCAACAAACGATTAAGTTATTATATTGATAAACTAGGACTGCCTCATACAGTGGTGTTTCAAAATGATCTCACTGTAGAGATTACTCAGCTAGGGCAAGACTTAGACTTTGATAATTTGTCACGTGGCGAACGCAACAGATTGATTCTCAGTATGAGTTTTGCCTTCCGTGATGTATGGGAAGGGCTATATCAAAGTATTAATCTACTGTTTATCGACGAGTTGGTTGATGCAGGAATGGATTCAGCAGGTGTAGAAAGTGCATTGGCTGTGCTAAAGAAAATGGCCAGAGAGCGGAATAAAAATATCTATCTCATTTCTCACAAGGATGAACTGATCGGCCGTGTAAATAATGTGCTAAGAGTGGTTAAACAAAATGGTTTCACCAATTACTCCAATAGTATAGACTATGTCAACTGAGAAATTGGAAGCCTATAAAGAGCTGTACTCAAAATATGTCGAGTACAGTTTAAATTTGCATAACTATCATTATCAGTTTATACAGACTAAGGGATTAGATTCAGGAAAACAGATTAGAGTTAGTTTGGAATTTATGTATAATCTTTGTAAGGAAATGAAAAAAGCCAATATGGAAGCCTACAAAGAAAATAGAGAAAATACCAAAGAAGAAAGAGCAAGGCTTAGAGAAATCAGAGCCAATGCTAAACCTAGGGTAATGCCTAGAGGAAAATCAAAAGGAACAAAAAATGGCATCAACATCAGAACAACTGACAGCAGCATATGAGGAATTTTTAACCGAAGACGGCAAATTTACCGGTGGAAATGCCGCAGCCGGCACCCGTGCTCGCAAGGCATTGGCCGAAATGAGCAAGCTGATCAAAGCTCGTCGCAACGAAATCACTGCTGAGAAAAATGCTCGCAAGGCAGAGAAAGAAGCTGCAAAAGCCGCACCAGTAAAAGCTGTTAAAAAATAATCAATGACCTGGACCTACCAAGGTACGGTCATTGATCAATTGCCTGAGGATTGCGTTGGGTATGTTTATATCATAACCAATCTTCTCTCAGGTAGGAAATATATTGGTAAAAAATTAGCTAAGTTTAGTAGAACTACATATAAAACAGTAAAATTAAAAAACGGCACCAAGAAGAAGAAACGAATCAGAAGTAAAATAGACAGTGACTGGCAGGAGTATTGGGGCAGTAGCCCCAATCTACAGGCAGATATAGAAAAATTAGGCAAAGAAAATTTCACAAGGCAAATACTA